GTTATCATTCGTTACCGAGCATAAAGGAGAAGGCACAATGGAAAAGAAAAATGCAAAAATGACACATGTATATAGTTATGAAGTAACAATGCTTGTTCATGTTGTTGCTGATGACGCTATGGAAGCGCGCACAAAACTAGATGAACAAGGCGGAATTATGACGAAGCGTGAAGTAGAATTACTCAACGCATCACCGCTATATGGAGAAAAGGAAACAGAATAATGGCGCATTTTGCCGAATTAGATAAAGACAATGTAGTTCTGCGCGTTATTGTCGCTGACACTAAAGAATGGTGCGAAAGCAATCTTGGTGGAACATGGGTTCAAACTTCGTACAATACTCATGGCGGAGAACACAAATTAGGTGGTACACCACTTCATAAAAATTATGCAGGTATCGGATTCACTTTTGACGGTACAGGTTTTGCTGCTCCGCGACCATTTGAATCTTGGACTTTGAATCAAGATACTTATTTGTGGGAAGCACCAACTGCGATGCCGACAGATGGCAAACCATATACTTGGAATGAAGATGAACTGAAGTGGGTAGAGATTCCCGTAAGTGAGTAGTAATGGCTACTCAATATCGGTATTTGTTCGCCGACCTTAGAACAAACGATATTCTTGCTGAACTCCCACTAACACGCGTTTCATTCACACAGGTATTGAACACATCAGGTAGTTTTCAAGGAACTATTCTCGGTTCAGATATCAATGAAACAGGCTATGACATTACCGCCTCAACAGAACCTGCTCGTACTGCGATTTATGTAGACCGAGATGGTGTTTTGATTTGGGGCGGTGTTATTTGGTTACGCACATGGGATAGCGACAGTCAGCATTTTACATTTCAAGCGCGTGAGTTCATGTCTTATTTTGAGCGCAGACGCATCACTAACACGCTGGTATATGAAAACGAAGACCAGTTGTTCGTAGCACAAGACCTTGTCGCATTAGCACAAGGCGTGACAGGTGGCGATATTGGCGTAGTAGTACCAAACAATTTGTCAGGCATACTCGTTTCGCGTGTGTATTTTGACTATGAATTCAAAGATGTATCAGGCGCGGTAAAAGACCTCAGCAATCAGCAAGACGGCTTTGATGTGAATATCGATGTTGCGTATGACGCTTTCTTAGAGCCACGCAAATATCTACGCACAGAATATCCTCAGCGCGGTATTCAATACAACGCAGCAAACCCTGATGCGATTGTCTTTGAGTTTCCGGGGAACATCGTGACTTACGAATGGCCTGATGACGGTGCGCAGACTGCTAACACAATGTATGGTATTGGACCAAATAGCAACGAAGCAAAAATTCGTGCTACGGCTGTTAGCCCAACAAATCAAATCGCAGCAGGTTGGCCATTGTTAGAAGATACTGTGTCTTATACCGACCAGTTCGACCCTGACTTGTTGTATCAGCAAACATTAGGCGAAGTAACAGCGCGTCAAGTAGCTGTCGTCACGCCAAAGATTGTTGTTCCTGCCTACGCCGAACCAGTACTCGGCTCATACAAAACTGGCGATGAATGTTTATTGCGTATCACTGATGACCGCTTTCCTAATAATGGTAGTGGTTATGGTTTGGCTCAGGTATATCGCATCGTGGCAATTAGCGTAGAACCTGGTGAAGACGGACCTGAACGCGTTACACTTACGCTAACACCACCGACTATCAACTAGGAGCAAGATGCCGTTCATCAATCTGCCACCTACTGCTTCGGAAATGTTTTGGGATTTAGACCGCCGTATTCGTGCGCTTGAAACTGCGTATCGTTTCAATTTTCCTAATGTAGATTTCAATACAAGTACGCCGACTAATCCTAATGTTGGTGATGCGTTTTACGATACTTACAACGACCAACTCAAATATTGGGATGGCACAAAATGGGTTGTAATTGCTGATAATGCTTTCGGCGTTCCAGTTGTTCCGTTTACCTCAACTTGGTCAGGCACAGGATTGACTTATACAAACAATCCTGCTGTTGGTCAGTATTCGCGAGTCGGCAAAATGATTACTTTCTATATTCTCGTCACGCTGACGAATGTTACAAATTTTGGCACAGGTGATTATTCATTGACATTACCAACAGGATTGCCTAGTCAGATGCACGCAGTTATTCAAGGCGGATTACACGATACAAGTACAAATAGTCATTTGAATTTGCTTGGTGATTTAGCACCAGCCTCACTAAATATAGAACTGTATTATCCGACTTCAAACGGAATCAACAATAGATTTGACCACAACTCACCACTCACGCTTGCTACTGCGGATTATTTCTACATTAGCGGCACATACTTCATCGCATAACCGAAAGGTGCAATAACAATGTCTATACCTGACTGGGCAACGACAGTATCAGGCGTACTTGCCGTACTTGCCGCATTATGGGCAGCGCACAGATTCATCACGAAGTCTTTGATTCGTGACTATTTGAGCGAACTCAAACCTAATGGTGGCTCAAGTATCAAAGACAAAGTCAATGATATTGACGCAAAAGTAAACAAGTTAGAAGGCAGAATAGACCAGATTTATCTGCTGCTAATTGACAAGAAATAGGACAGGCATGAATAACATAGTAGCGACAGCATACGAAGAAATCGGGTACGCTGAAACAGGCAATAACGATACTAAGTTCGGTAAATGGTATGGCATGAATAATGCGCCATGGTGCGCCATGTTCGTATCGTGGGTTTATCACAAAGTAGGACTATCAGCATCAGTAGCAGCCAGCACGAAAAAGGGTTTTGCTTCGTGTGATGCTGGCTTGAAATGGTTCGCGAAGAAAGGCAAATTAGTTCCAGTAGGACAGGCGCAAGAAGGCGACATCGTATTCTTTCAATTTGATACAGATGCTCAACCTGACCATGTTGGTATTGTTGTAAAGAACAATGTCAAGCGTCAGCGTCTAGTCTGTATTGAAGGTAATACCTCACCTGACAACAAGGGCTCACAAAGTAATGGTGGTGAAGTCGCGGAAAAGAAGCGACCCTATGCTACTGTTATGGCTGTGGCTCGACCATAAGGAGGCAGAAATGAACCACAAAATGAAATCAGCCATTGAGTCTTATGCTCGTTCTTTCGCTATTGCTGCTCTTGTAGCATATAACGCAGGAATCACAGGAGTAGAAGACCTAATTATCGCTGGCGCTATCGCAACACTTGGACCAGCACTCCGCGCTATCAATCCTAAAGACCCTGCGTTCGGCTTGATTGCTGACACAGTAGAAGTAGAATTGAACAAATTAGCAAAAGCGGACAAGAAAAAGAAGAAAGCAGTAAAGAAAAAGTAGTCATGGGATTACTAGACGATTTGTCGAATGTAGAAGCATTCGGGAAGGCACAATCGTTATTCTGCGGAGTATGTACGCTACTCGGTGAACTCCCCGAAGCCGAGCGCGAAGCACTCACGACAGTAATGGCGAAACCAAAAGTAAGCCACACAGCATTGAGTAAATTATTGAAAGAAAATGGTTATCCAATTTCAGACGGCGTAGTGGGGCGGCATAGGCGAGGAGTCTGCTCAGGTGTCGCTAAGTAACGATTTAGAACAACTAGACCACGAATCTAATCCTGAAATCGTTGAACTGCGTAAAGCATTACAAAGAGCGCAGAAAGATTTACAGAAGGCTAAACAGCGCACAGAAGAATTAGTTGAAGTAACAATTCAATCGTGTTATGACGCAGTATTAGCACACGATAAGTTGCCACCGATAGCAGTCCCGGTGACGGATAAACGCAAAATGAAGCAAGAGGTGGCATTATGGCACCTTACGGATTGGCAAGGCGCAAAGAAAACAGTTTCATACGACAGCGAAATCATGCGCAAGCGCGTATTAGATTTTGCCAAGAAAGCCATACGCATAACAGACATACAGCGTGCTGACCATCCTGTTCGCGATGTAACTATCATGTTCGGTGGCGATATGGTTGAAGGCTTGTTCAACTTCCCAACACAGGCATTTGAAATAGACGCGACACTCTTTGAGCAATATGTGACAGTAAGCCGATTACTGGTTGAGGTCGTGCGCTATGCTCTAGCCCACTACGAAAAAGTCACAGTCGTAGCGGAATGGGGCAACCATGGGCGTATTGGAAGCAAGCGAGATAATGTTCCTCGCTCCGACAATTTCGACAGAATGTGTTATGAACTCGCCCGACAATTATTATCAGGTGAAAAACGACTCACATGGCAGGAGTGTCCAGACGATATCCAGAGAATACAAATCGGAAACTACAAAGCACTCCTTATACATGGTGACGAAGTTGGGCGGAATGGATTTGCGAGTCCGAGCGCAATCGTTCAGCATGCGAACCGATGGCGGAGCGGAGCATACGATTGGGATTTCCGAGATGTCTATATTGGTCACTACCACACACACGCAGAATGGCCAATGGCTAACGGACAAGGAAGCGTCTATCAAACAGGCAGTACGGAATCGGATAACCGATATGCTGGTGTCATGTTGGCAGCAAGCGCAACACCATCACAACGACTTCACTTCATTGACCCAATCAAAGGACGCGTAACTGCGGCATATAAAGTTTGGTTAGACTAATGGAACTTGACGATATTCTTGCGGAAGCAAGTTGTTTGATTGCCGGCGACAGACAAGATACTTATGGCGACATTCATGAATCATGGGAACGCATTGGTAAATTGTGGTCAGCCGTATTACAACTAAATGAACCAATACCGCCACACATGGTTGGCTGTATGTTGGCACTAATGAAAATTTCTAGAATTGCTAATGACCCAACGCACACGGATAACTACATTGACGCAGTTGCGTATGTCGCTGGTGCTGGTCAATTAGCAACCTCGTAGCAACAAACAAAGATTACCCCTCACTTCGGTGGGGGGTTATTTTTTTTTATGCGTCTTCGTCTTCTTCATCATCATCGCCATAATCAACCCAAGTTGCTGCCATAATTTCTAAATCAGCAGCCTTCGCTTGTGCGATAGATGTTCCAAATAAAACAGCAGCACGATTACACATATCAGTAACTATGTCAGGATATGGTGCGTCTTGTTCAATCTTGATATTTAGACCACCAAGATTGATTACTACTCGTGCTAGTGCCATGGCGGTAATTTACCCCTTCTGACGGCTCCCTGCTAGCAACCCTGAAAAATGAAGCTTCATTCCCCGAGTAATACTCGGCGAGTCGGGGGGTAGTGTTTTACAGTCTGAGGCGGTAGAATTGCTCCCATCGACACGCGGCAAAGGGTGCTCCGAACGAAGCGGTTGCCAGAAGTGAAAAAGCGATAGAGAAAATCGGAAGGCTACGGTGTTCCAGTTACAGTCGAAGTAAGCAGGGACTGGGTGACGGAAGCGCGATGGTTCTCAAATTACATAGTGACGGCTGGTGATAATCAGACGACGCCCGAACCAGTTCTAGGTTCCGTGGTTAGTTATTCGCGATGACCCGATTCATTCGGCGAGCGCGTGACAAATAACTGCCTAGCGCAACGGCTGATGAACTTACAGTTATATCCGCAAGGTGCAAATTACATTAGAACGAAACACGCGACACCCAGTTGCGTGTCTAGCAGTATTCGCTGCTACTGACGAGTTCAGTAATTTTGAAAGGGTAATCATGTCTACATCAACAACAACAGTTCCATCAACAGTAACAGTTGAACTTAGTGTTTATCAACTGTTCCACATTACCGAGTCACTCGCTGCTGCTTGGCGACAAGCCAAAATACAAACACCAACAGACGATGCTCATGCTCAACGCATTCAAACACATCTGTTACAACTTGAAGAAGTGTGTGGCAATTTGATGAAGCCATACCGCGAACTCCTACTAGCAAGGGCAGGTAAGTAATCATGGACAGAACTACAAAATCTGATGTACGCAGTAACTTCCGTTACGCGAAAGATTTGATGAAGCAAGCAAATCAAATCATGCGTGATTCAAAAAATATTACTGATTTCAGTAATGATTCAGATGCAGGGCAATTATGTAATGAACTAGTTGCTTCTGTTGCTATTTTCCAAATATGGCTAGACGAACAGCAAGAACAACTCAACAAGAAGGGTAACTAATCATGAAAGCACTACGCAAACTTGACAACTATCGCATGTACAAAGTTGATGGCTACTACGAACTATGGTTCGGCAAATACAACGATGGCGTTCGTGTTGGATATGTCAGCAATCCTGACAATTTCCTCATGGCTTGTCATGAAGCCGAGATGGAGTTCATGGCTCTTGAGAAGGAGTACGAGTTATACGGATAGAGCGTAATGGCGAAACTCTGTGCCATTCGGTACAGAGTCGTGGCGTGACTGCGCCACCTGACGAGCCAATCGTCTGTCTATCATGAAGGGTAAAATCATGACCGAAGTAACAACAGAAACAGCAGTAGATACACACAAAGTAAAAGCCATTGAGTTCGTCAATACACACAGCATGGCTGACATTATTGACGCACTCGCTGGTACCGAACGCCTGTTAGACGCAAGTAAAGAGGCTAATCGCTCAACACGCGCTCGGCTTCAAGAACTTGTTGATACTGTCACCGAGTTCATCAAAGACAATCTTGATTCAAGTTTCGCTGGCAAATTGAAACAGTTAGCCAACGAGTTAGATATTGAATTGAGCAAAGATGTAACTATCAGTTTCAATGTCACATACACAGCCGATGTAACTGTGCCGATTGACTTTGATATTGAAAGTATTGACGAGCATGACTTTGACATCACTATTCGCTACACAGGCAACGATGATGTTGAGTTCGACAACGATTCAACCGAAGTCGAAGACTTCGAAGCAGAAGAAAACTAGGAGAGTA